TAACCCACAAGACGCAACCCTACGCAACCTCTCCGCGCTGAAGAAGCGTGTGGCAAAGCTGGAGGCGATAGTTGCAGACAAATGGCTAGAGTACATAGTCGCGGCCTTCACTCATAAAAGGGGCAAGAAATGAACCCAACACACCGAGAATTTTTTCTAAAGCTACATGCGCTGTGCCGAGAGTATTCGGCGGCAATTGGCAGGCATGGAGCGGGCCCAATCAACATTTTTATCGACACATCTTATTACACGATAAATACCCTAGAGCCGTACAACTCGCTTTATGTGACTGAAAAGGTAGAGAGGCTAGTTCAACCAGACGACGAGGAGCCGAAGCCATGAGCAAGAAACAAGAGCCACAGAAAGTCATTGCCGTAACGAGTGTGAAGATAAGCGTCGCGGGTAAGGATATTGAACTGACGCTTCACGATGCGCGAAGGTTAAAGGCGGCGTTAGATGACTTGTTTAGGGAGCGGGAGAGAACCACGTATATTCCCTACACTCCGGGCCCGTTGCCCAGTGCCCCATGGAGAATTACCTACGGCGGAACGACTGTCGACCAAGCGAACGAGTTTTTGCGGAGCATGAAGCCATGAGCGAGCAAGACGACAAGAGCAAGCCGGACGGGTGGGTGGCCTCCCATTGTGTGGAGGGGTTTCTGCTTATAACGGCGGCAAGGACTCGCACTCATGCAGAGGACCGCCTTCTAGAAAGAGTTTTTAATTTTAAGTTTCCTGATCACCACGCCATGGCGGAAGCATACTACGCAGCAAGAGACACAGAGCTAATGCGTGCCGCAAACGACGGCTGGCGCATCCGTCCCGTGAAATTGGTGTTTTTGGATGAGGTAGAGAAATGAACGACGACAAGGCCCGGAAGGCGGCGGAGGAGTATGCAGGGAGTGAAGACTGGAACAATTATTGGCGGGCCTATGAAAACGATCCAATAGGGCAGAGCGGGTACATTGATGGCACCGAGATCGCGGAGCTTTCATTCTTAGCCGGCGTCGCATGGGCGCGGGCAAACCCCGGCTGGATAAAGTGTAGTGAGAGGATGCCGGAGTCAATGAGAACACCTACTAGGTGCGATGTCTCCGAGGAAGTCTTTATGAAGCTGAGGTCGGGATACCGCCTTATTGGTCGTTTTGACACTCATGTTGATAGGTGGGTCACAAACGGCATCTACTATGATCGGGAATTAGTAACGGGTTGGTGCGCGATCCCGCCCGTGCCGGAGGGGGAGTAATGAAGTACAAAACAGAGGTTGTAAATGATATGGCCCTTCTCCTTTTTCTTGTTGCGGTGTGCGCTATTCCGTTAGCTATCTGGAAACTAATAGACATTGCTATTTGGCTCTTTAGCAACGTGAGCATTTCAGTGGGGGCACATTGAGTATGGATGGGGGGAAACCATTTATTGAACTCGATCTAAAACTGCGCCCCGGCCTAGTCGAGGAAATTGCACGCGCTCGTCACGCTTATGTGTGCCGGTTTAGAGCCGATCCCGATAACCTGCTTTTAAACCCCGAGGACTTTGCCGGTCTTCAGTTTTCCTATTTTAAAGTCGTGCGCTACCAGCCTATGTATTTTCAAGGGATGGATGTTCTGATCAAAGAAAGCGGGCTACCAGAATGCGCGATAAACCCCGAACACGTGGCGCAAGCGCTATACGAACAGAAGAAAGGAGCGGCAAATGAAGAAGCTGAGTGAGATAGGCGCGGAATGCAAGTGGAACGAACAGCTTCATCTTACGCCGTTAGAACCGTTTCATATTGTCTACACCCCCGCCGAGCGCCGTGAGTTGGTGCGGGAAGCTATCGAGCAATGGGAGCAGACGAAGATAATATCTGTATCGTATGGGCCTAGAATTGAGAAGTTTCTTGAGGAGCAGGGCCTTTAATTTTTAATGGAGAATGTATGGAAGCTAAATTTGCACAAATGATCGAAAACAACTTTACGTATCACGCGCCGAGGGATGGAGATCCAGAAAAGTACGTGCTCATTAGAGAGAAAGCGAAAGAGCTAGCGCTATTGCTTGGCAACCTTTGCCCCGATAGCCGTGAAAGATCGACAGCACTCACCCAACTTGAGACTTGCGTGTTTTGGGCAAATGCTTCAATTGCGCGGAGCTAGGCTATGAGCAAACTAACCGCAAAGCTATCGGATGGGACGGAGTGGGAAGTAGATATACTAGTGCACCAGAGGGATGGCACAAAGAATGCGGTCCTCCAGCCTCTGAAGCCCTCGCCGCCTAAGGAGGTGTGGATAGTGCAGTACAGCGACGGATCTATTTCTGCAAGTTATAGGTCGGCAGAAGAGGCGGAGAAATACACTGTTGGATTTTCTGGCACATCTAAGCCTCACCGCTACGTTCTCGCCGAAGAGCCGAAAGAGCAGCTTAATGTTACAGTTGAGAATATCTGTAAGAGGTGCAACCAAAGGTTTGACTATCTTTGTGTGCATGAAGGATATGTGCGCAACTTGTGCGCTGGTTGTCTAGGCAACCATACGAAGCCGCAGCCGCGTGAGTGGTGGTGTGTGTATGATGACAAGCTAGGAATACATCACCTGTTTGCACATGAAGCTTCTGCGAGGTTGTTCCATGAGGTTGACAAAACAGAAAGAGACACCCCGTTTCACGTTCGGGAGGTGCTGAAGTGAAGAAGCGCATACTGTGCAAAATCTTGTGGCACAAATGGAATTATGAGGGAACGCGAAAGGAAAGCGTATGGGCAGATGTTGTTGAGGAAACATTCTTTCGAGAATGCGAGCACTGCAAGAAGCGGGAAGTGATACACCTTTCAGAGTATTCGCCGTCGTTTGTTAGAAAGAATGTGATTCCCGTTTTTTATGGTGAGAAGCATGACTAACCCCAAACCTTTCCGTGCGTGGGTGGCGTGGCATCCGAAAGCTGGAGTCTATGAAGACTTTAGCAACGGCATGTTTACCCGAACGCTATATTTCGAAAGAGAAGACGTGGAGAACGTTTACGCTAACGCCCTACAAGAAGATGACGGCTGGCGCATCATGGAGGTGGAGTGTTCGCCGGTGGAGGGGAAGAAAGATGATTGATGAGATGCGGTTGATACGGAAGAAGATGACCGAAGAGGAAGCAAAGCTTTATATCAAGGAGATTATTAACGACGAGACTGAAGATCTTCCGACGGATAACCATTTTGACCTTGTGCTAGATGCGCTGCTTGATAAGCACATTGATTTGATGCTGGCGGAGGCGAAGGAGAAAGATGAGCAAGTATGAGATAGGCGACCGCATTGGCATGAGAGATTACTGCGGGCGCGAAATATACGTTGGTGACGTGGTAATGTGTTTTGATGAAAAGGATCCGAATAGTCCTTGGAAGTATCATTTCACGACGATAGGGGAAGGGACTCTAAGAGATCAGAACGCCAATAATTGCTACACTTGGAACCCCCCGATTATTGATCTAGGCCCGTATTGGCGGCTGCTTAACTTGACTCATTGCGACCGGGTGAATGGTATAATGCTTGTCATTGATGACGATGATTTAGAATATCATTGGCACACGACGCGCAGAGATGCCGCGCAGAGGTGTATTGATGAATTGAAAGGTATGGCAAATGACCAGCCCGAGGCGCAAAAAGATAAAGCTGAAGAAGTGGCTAGCCAAGAGCCCGAGTAATATTGTTCGTTATATGGATAAGCTTGATATTTTGATTGGCCGCCGAAGGGCTGAACTTGCGAGGTATAGAGTTAGGCGAATCATGGTGAAGTATAATACCAATGGCCGCTGGATATCTGATACCAAATCGCCGGTAGTTACGGACGCTGATTTTGCTGAGTTTTTGGAGCGGTATTCGTGATATATTTACAAGGCAATGTTCCTCAGTAGCTCAATCGGCTGAGCATCACGCTGTTAACGTGGGGGTTGTAGGTTCGAGTCCTACCTGGGGAGCCAAATTAGAAACGTATGACTGACACGAAAGGTTACGGCTGCGGTATTTATCCCCTAATCATTAAAGATCCAGAGTTTGAAGAGGCTTGCGTGTGGCACGATAAAGCCTACAGCACGAATTCCTTTGCAGAGCACAATCTCTCAAGGCTCCGCACCGACCAACACTTTAGAGACATGATGCTCTATCGAGCAGGAGCAAGCCTAGTGCTACAAGCAAAAGCGTGGCTTTACTACTCAATGGCTAGAGCGTTTGGTGCTAAGTGGTGGGAAGGCAAGCTCTAGAAAGCCTTGTCTAGCTTGGCTTTAATGACTTTGTGAATCACTGCCACAAGCGCCGCTACGATTCCCGCCTTAGTAGGATTCGCTAGAACCATCTCAATTAGCAGCTTGAAATCTACGCCTGGCAAGATGTGCGGGATTTGAGCAATCAAGAGAAACAGCCCAGACAGTTTGAGCTTGTCACCGTTGAAAGGTAGTAACGCAAGGATCGCATCTATTTTCTTTAGCATAACACTCCTAATGGTTTAACGGTGCGATCCAGCCCATAGTTTCGCCGGTTAGCAGGAATACCAGCACGAACAAAAGTCCAAGAATTACGATGCCAGCGACACCGAATAGCCGCATGGCTAGTTTCCCATCGATTTGATGCCGACCAATTGCAGCGCTTAAAAGGCTGTCTTTTATATCCTTGAGGTAGTCGAGCTTTGAGAGGTGCGAAGTGTGCTCAAGAAAGATCGGGATCTTCGAGTGTATAACGTCGATTTTTTCCGCTGCATCTAGCACGATTTGCCTATGTTCATCCCACTCCTCACGAGTCATGGGGAGCTGGTAGCCGTTATTCTGTGACACGTCACACCTCGATCTGTTTAAAATCGTCCATTATCCGCGAGACATATTCCAGCGTTTCGTGCTTCGGGTCTCGCTTGCGTATCTCTGGCTCTATGTCCTTCCACCGTGGTCCATACTTGGCAATCCACTTGCGCACCCTGCCCGGTCCAGCGTTGTAAGCTGCTAGCGCTAGCTCTTCATCGCCGCCGAATTGCTTGAGCATCTTGTTTAGGTAGTAGGTGCCCATTGCGCGGTTGGTATCAGGGTCTTCTAGGTCGTAGTCCTCTAGCCCCATCTCTGCCGCCACCTCTTTTGCCGTATCCGGCATGAGCTGCATGAGGCCGCGTGCGCCCTTTGGGCTTACTGCCTTGGGGTTGCCCTTGGGGTTGTCCTTATCGGCGCTCTCTTGCTTAATTACTGCTTCTATTAACCTCTCAGAAGCACTAGGTTTTTTATCCGCTGGATTAGCTTCATCAGTCGGCATAGTCTTTGCCTCAGCTTTTAAGATTGCTTGGTTTAGTTTTGCTTCAAAGGGGTCGCGATATGTTTGATTGGCTTTATCCTGGGTACTTTGAGAATTTCGACCACTTGAAATTTCTTGTTGGCGCGTTTGTTGTTTTTGCTTTGCACTCCGTGAGCCACCAGAAACGTCTTGAGCAGAAAGTTCAGGATCTGAACCATCAGATCTCTCAGCTGCTTCAGAAGCCGCGATAGCGCCTAGCGCCTGATACGCTTTGAGTTGATTTGTCTTAGTCGCCGAACTGCGCAACACCTTCAGAAATTCAGGATCCGCAATTCCTTTAACCATCAACTGCTTAATCTCATCAGCAGTCTTTTTTGCTAGAAGTGATGTGCCATAAGATGCCATAGCAGCGGGCAGCCCAGAGCCGCTAAGAGCAGCCCCAGTTGAAAACATCCCAACAGTTGTGCTTCCCAGTTTCTCATAAAGCTCAAGAGGTCCCGTGCTTGCAAGCTTTCGCGCTACTGTGAAAAGGCTTGTTGCTGACTGTCCCTTGCTTGCAGCAGTCGCACGCCGTCCAATTTCTGAAACTGAATCTATATCCTTTAGAACTGCTTCCACTTCGCCTAAGTCTTTCCCAAATAGCGCTTTAAACTGCCCGCGCTTCTTCTCAAACTTGGCAAGCAGTCTGCCTCCATCCGTCTTGCCTCCCGCGCTCTTCTGAAGGTCATCAATAAGCGCATAGCGACCGAGATTTATCATCTCAGGTTCATTGCTAAATGCTTTTGCAAATTGCTTTGCGCCCTCCTCGGTAGTTGTCACCTTGGCAGGGATTGAAGACTCTCTGAGGCGAAACTGACCGAATTCCCCTTTCTTGAAGATGTCCCCGACCGCACCCGAATCATAGGTTTGCTTAAATCTTGCAGTTTCTTTGATTGGTCCCGCTGCTATTCCTGCTGCTTTCTCGTCAAGATTAGAGCGTAGCGCCGCCATAATGGCAGATTCTGAGGCCGCTTGATTCGCATCAGCAGCGCCCTTCACCTCCCCTGCTGCTGACCTAAGTTTGAGATAGTCATCTACAGAAAGCGCCGCCGCGCTTCTAGCGCCTTCATCCTTTGGAATTACATCATCGAGGTAATTCATCAGCTTGTTAGCTTTGCTGGATAGGCCCAGTGGCGTTTCATACGTCCTGCGCGCTGCAAGTACCGCATCATCCAAGCCGGTTACATTTATCTGAGCATCTCGTGGGAGCTGCTGCCAAATTTTTTCGACTGCCCTTTCTTTGTCTGCTACTAATGGCAAGCCTGATGTTCTTATGGCGTTGCCTAGCTCTGCTGGTGTTACGTTCTCCCCAAGGTAAACGCCTTTTAGCTTGCCTAGCATGTCCTCTTGAGTGCTTGCACGAAGGCCAAGCGCCTTGGCTATTTCGTTTGCTCCTTCACCTTGATTCATGACAGTTTGAAGACGAGCTGCACTAGGGGTCTGCGCCATCTCTGCGTAAGTCTTAGGCCCACTTAGGGCTAACGTGTCTCCTGTATCTAGTGCGGTGTTCAAAGCGCGTGCGCCATCATCCCCTGCTGACTCTAGAAGCTTCTCAAACGCAAGCGCCTTGCGCGCCTTGTCAGATACTAGAGGCGTGATAACTCTCCCACCAGCTTCTAAGATTCCTGGCCCAATCATAGAGCCTAGAATATCCGCCCCTTCCGCGCCTATCTCCGCCCCTTTGTTGCCGTAAAAGGCCCCACCGATTGCCTCGCCCACTGGCCGCATTGCCTCGCCAGAAACTGCGCTTACTCCAGCCAGCCCTAAAGCTTTTGCAATCTGTCCAACTGCTGAATTGATTCCGAGCCCTGTCATGCTGCCTGGAACAAATTCACCTATTTTGTGCGGTAGCGTGTCTTCTCCTAGCTTGGTTGAGTTCTCTCTTCCGCTTAGGTAGTCGAACGCGCTTCGCATGGTTCCGCCAAGCGTGGGAGTCATCCCAAGCTTTTGATACCTTGCTAAAGCAGGATTCTGTAACCCTGCAAACAGGTCCACCAAGTCGCCTATTCCAGCAGTGCCAGAAAGCACGCCAGAAGCTGCCGCCTCTATGCCGCTTTCCCCACCCCAGAGCTGATCAAAATCAGGCCGCTCTCCAGCTGGCGTTGATTCCCAAAGCTCATCAAAGCTATCTGCCATATCTTTCCTCAAACAGCCGTTTAGCTTCTTCCTTTGAGGCTCCGCTTCTCTTTAGCTGTGCAATGAACTCTTGAGGCGACAGCTGCTCCTCGCTTGCCCCGCGCTTGTCGGCACCTCCGCCTGTAAACTCTTCCCAGCTTGGCGCTGCCCCTAGTGGTGACACCTTGCGCCTTTCGTACCCGCGCTCTTCAGCTAGTCCCTCATAAAATCCGCGAGTATCCTCGTAGCGTGAGCGCTGCGCCGTGTAAGCTCTCCCAGCCAATCGTTTAATACCGTCGCGCACCTCGTCACTAAGTGCCGTCCCTGATTTTAGAGCCTTGTTAAGCTCTCCGCGCCATGCGTCCGGTATGCTCTGCGATAGCGCTACTGCTTTTTGCTCACCCTCTCTTACCGCCATTCCCGGTTCAATCATCTGAATTGAACGCCGCACCAGCTCTTGATCGCTCACTGCTGACTTGTCTTTAAGTGCCTCTTTGAGCGCGTCAGCCGACGATTTTACAGCCGAGAATTCTTTATATTCTGGCGAACCTGTAAACTCTTTACGAAGTGAATCTAGATCTGTCTGTTTCTTGCTCCCTGCTGGGCCCTCTGCCGCCAGCTCCCCAGCCTTCTTAGCTTTCGCCTCTTTCTCTATAAAGGTTAGAGCTTCTGGGCTGCGCTTCAGCTCAGTCTCTAGCCGCATCTTCTCCATCTCAGCCGCGAGCGCTTCCCGAATCTTGGCCTTTTCTTCCTCCTGTGACTTCTCAAGCAGCGCGCCTAGCATTTCTGTCTTCATTGCCTTGGCGGTAAAGCCATCTGGCCTTTCTTCTGAGGAGAACTTACCAAGGAGCGCCTCAGCTAATGGGCTGCCCTGTGGGGCCTTGGTATTGTCTTCAAGGATAGCCGCGTACTGATTACCATCAGCTACAGGCCCTACCCCCTTGGGCTGCAAGCTTGCTTCAAGCTGGCGCAAAATGGGGCTCTGCTTGGTATCCTTGTAATACTCATCTTGCGCGTTCTCTTTCGCTTGCTTGAGCATGTAGTTGGTTAGCAAGCCCTTCACGAACGGCAGCGCGAACTGCTCAAAGCCGCTCACCTTGCGGTTACCCCAAGCGCTTGGGCCGGTGTCTAGCTGTGACAGATTCTTGGCACTGGCAAATAGAGGCTCATCAGCAAGATAGCTGCTCTCATCGCCAAGATTCCCCGCCATTAGCTCGTAAATGCTCGCCATAATTCCCCTTTAGCTTGCCAGCCCTGCCGCTGCTGCCCCTGCTACGCCCCACCATGGATTCATTGATTGGCCCTTGGGCGTTGCTTGATTAACCGCGATTTGCGCGCCCGTAGTGGCTGCAAGGTAGTCATTGAAGCTCATGCCGGTGCCCCGGTAATTGTTCGGGTCATTCTCAGCCCCGCCACCGCCGCCGCCAGGCGTGCGCTTAACCTGCATCTGACCTTGAATCTGCTGCTGCTGTAGCGCCGCCTGGTTGCCAAACTGAGCATCTGAGCCGAGCATAGGACTCTGAGCGCCACGGAATAGGTTAGCTTCATTAAGCGGCTGATAACGCCGCGCCAGCTCATCAGACAGCTGGTTATTATACCCGCCCCATTGCTGGTTGTAGATGTTAGACACGTCATTGATGCCGCTGCTCCTTGCTTGCATTGCAAGGTTGCCAAAGGCTGAAGCGTTCTGCGCGCCCTGGCCCATGGCAGAAAGCAGGTTTCCGCGCCGTGCGTCTGCTTGAGACTGCTCTAGCCTAGTCTTCTCTTGGTTGTAGAGCTGCGAGCCGATAGGGATACCCCGGTTATACATCTGCTGTTCGAAGTCATCCATTTGAGCTTTCATATCCCCGCCCATGCGAGCCTCAAAGTCCTGGTTCGCTAGGTCTATTTGCTCTTGACGGTACTTGTTCCAGTCTTGAGGGTTGAACTGCGCTGCAATGTTTGAGAAGTCAGGGCCTTCAGGCCGCTCAAATTGGCTGAAATCGAAAGGCTGCTGAGTGTTCTGAATAGCCTGATCTATCGCTCCCTGCTGAGCGCCTTGCAGATTAAGATCCGCCGCCCTAGTACGGTTGATCAGCTCGTTCTGCTGACGGTTAAGAAAGCTATTGCGCCTAGGGGCTAGTGGCCCCTGCCCGCCGCCCTTCTTGGCCGGTGCATTCTTCTTGGTCAGGTAGGCAATGCGGGTGTTAATTTTATCCGCATTACCCTCACCCGCCTTGAGCTTAGCCTTTAGCCGGTCAATCTCAGGAGGCTTAGAAAGTATGCCTTTCCCCTTTGGTGCTGGTTTCTGTGCCATGTTCCGCCCTTAATTCTGAGGAGGTTTCGAGAGAATTCCAACAGGTTTTCTGTTCACGCGCTGAGTATTCGGGCCGTAGCCCCCGCCTCTAATCTGGTTACCTTGGACCTGCGTTTGCATAGGAGCAGGAGCCCCAAACTTTGAGAACCTATCTGCGCCCATACCACCGCCTCGGAACCAATCTCCTTGAACAGGCTGCTGCGGCGCCTGGTACCCTGGCTGATTAAACCGATCCATCCCCATACCCTGACCACGAAAATAGTCAGGGCCCTGCGCCGTTGGGCGCTGCATAGGATTGGAGCCAGGAGGCAGAGCAAAGCCGGGATCAATGTTCTGGCCCGGTGTTGGACGCTGCATGGGAGGAGGCTGGTTAGGATTAAAACCGATATACTTTCCCTCTTGCTGCAATCGTCTGATTTGCTCTTGTTGCTGCTGCAACCCGCCAGGCATAGGACCATCCCTGCCAGCAATGAAAGCTGCATCTCGCACGCCAGCCTTGCTAGGGTCCTGATAGTTAGGCGCTGAAGGGTCGAAATACTGCGGTCCCTGGTTCGGGTGCCCTTTATCAAAGCCTACGCCGCCTTTCGCCCCGTAAGGATTCATAGGAGACTGACCATTCCAAGTAGTTCCGCCGTTGCTCATCTGGCCGCCTACGGCATTCCAAGGCTGCTGCGTTCTCATGGCATCCTGCCCTCCTGGCCCTACTTGCCCCGCAATATTTTGATAGCCCTGTTGAGGCTGCCGCTGCGCTTGCCTGATAAGATAGTTATCGCGCTGAGCTTGCCGCTCGGGATTCCCGACGCTGCCCTGCTGCCCCTGCAAGTAATCCATGCGCTTCTGCTGCCGCGCAGTGCCGCCCTGATTGCCAGCCATCTTTTCTTGCAATGCTCTGATCTCTCTGTTTCGTCCTGCTACCATAACTCTCCCGCCTCTTCGATATACGCCGTTGCTGCGTAAATACTCTGATTCTGTGTTGTGCTGCTCCCTGACTTAGCTTTCTGCGTGAATTGAAAGCTCACGCCGCCGCCCTGCCCTGAAGCCCCTATTACCGGATGATATTGGTTAGCTGTTTCCGCCGCGCCGTCATTCTGACCATCGCCGTAGTTTGCAGGGTTAACCTGAGTAACCATGCTCTGCGTGTACCAGCCAAGCGGCGAATTATAATCGCTGTAGTCGAATATAGCGCGCACCTTCTCGAAGTAGCCTGAGATGGTATTCTCAAACCACACGCGCACTGAATTAACTTTGTTGCCAACCCCTTCAAATGGCGCGAAATAGGGAGTTTTCCAACTTGTTTCTATGGGGATCGTGCCGTGCAGCGTTGTAACATCAATAGCTTTTGCAGTGTCTAGTTGCAGGATTGAGCCAATTCCTGGGAAATAAAACGCTTTCGGCGCACCGGTTCCAAGTATATCCAACTCCTGAGCGCCGCAAATTGTATTAGTTGGGGGCATTGCCCAAAAGGTGAAGCACTTAAGCCTTTTGTTATAAACAAACCAGCCAAAGTAATTATCAGTGACAGCCGTATAATAGCCGTAGTTTGCCCAAGAAAAAATGTTGAACGTGGTCGCGCTTCCGCTTGCAACCATACACACAATTGAGTCCATTTCGCTGATATACCAGCAGCTATTGGGTGCAAAAGCTTTCCATATGTTTTGCACATCTTTAGTGGGGCTATTTTCGTATGCGCTTTGAGCACCGCCTAAAAGGAGGTCTTTAAACCAATAGCAATAATCTTCAGACGCTACGAATATATCGCCATCAATTTCAGCAAATACATTCGGGCCGCGAATCGACGGCATGTTGTAATTACCGACTAGCGACCAGTTCGCACTTCCGGGGCTATCCCCTGCATACACAAGCACCTTTCCGCCAGTGCCAAAGATAGCAAATAGCGCATCGTTACCGGTGCCAGTCTGACCAGAGACGGAAAACATTCTTCTTATGCTCTGCCCGTCAAGAAGCGATTGCATGTCAAACACATTTGCGATTGGCATATTGCCGCGAATCTGCCCAACGCTCCCATAATTGATGACTGTGCCATCTGCGTAATAAAGCCGAGACTTATGCGAGCAAGCGCAATCAATATTATCTAGCGGGATATTTGCCGGATCTGGAAGCAGCCCCGTTACATTAGTGTAAGCGGTAAATGGGCTGGTTTTAATTCTTGGCCGCCTCGCCCCTATAAGCATATCTAGATCGCCATGCTTGCAGGTCGTTAAATTGCTATTAGCTGCGCCACCTATGTTTCCAAGCAGCGCGCCAGTGTCCAGCCGGTAATATGTACCATCAAGCAAAAGTGCGATCCTTTGCCCACCAGCGCCTAAAGTAGTTGAATCAAACCAGACCACGCTGGTCGTAGGGAGTGCCGCTTGATAAGCCAACTGCGCCACTGCTGGACGCATCTGCAAGCGACTATTTTTAAAATAGTAATTCGTCAGCTCGCGAGCTTGAAGCGAATCCACAGACAGATTGAACTGCTCAACAGTGTTGAGGCCATTCATGGGTAAAGGTATTGGGACGCGCTTATTTCTTCCCATTGCTTGGCCCCCTTCCGGTGCGTGGTATTGGCTTAGTAGGCGCTGGAGCAGCAACAGGAGCCGCTTGAGCGCCGCCAAAACCTGCTTGTGATAAATAGGCTTTAAGGTTGGCTTGAAAGGCTGCTTCGCCATTGGCTTTAGGGTCCTCCGGTGCTGCTAAATAAGCCGCTTTAGTTTTGAAGATTTCATAGTCCTGATCTGAGTCGATCATTCCCTGCTTTTTAAGCTCATCTACATACTGCGTTGCATTGGCCGTATTCATGCCAAACTTAGCCGCTAATGCGCGTGCGTTTCTGAAGGCGTCTTCATCGTTTTTCGCGCCCTGCATTGCCGCATTTACCATGTAACTTGTGATAGAATCCCGCGTGCCCTCTTTGAAATCGCCGGAAGCCATTGCCGCCGACCAGCCGACCGGCATCAGTAGAGAGGTCAGCTCAGCCGTGTTGATTCCCTTGTTTGTAGTATCAATCTCGTTGTACCTGCGCTCTCCCTTGCCATCAGCATTAGCAAGCCGCGCACCGCCATCAGCACCAAAGTTAAACTTCTGCCCGTTGCCTAAGTCTAGGTTGTACTCAGGGTCTAATATTCCCTGCTTGGTCATGTACTTGCGCACTCGGTCCCGGTAGAGCTGCGCGCCTGATTTCGTAGAACCCCAGACAAGCTTGTCCACCATTGCAGCGGGGCCGCCTGTAAAAGGATTCATATGTCTAGCGATTCCCGGCTGATTAGCGCCAGGGGGGGCATACTTAGTAGTGAATCCGGGAACGGAGGTCTGCCTCAGCTCATCATCGGTTAGGTTAGTGCCGTAGCCGCCTTTAAGCTTATTGCGGGCCTTTGCGCTTTGGTATGCCGCATATGCTGCAATGATTGCCGCTAGGTAAGGCGCTGCCGCTGAGAGAGTCCCGGAAACGGTGCTGCCGCCTGTTGCGGTGGTCTGCGTTGCGGCTGTCGTAGCCCCTACCTCTGCCGCTGCTGCGGGGGCTGATGCCGCTGCGCTGGTTGCCGCTACCTCTGCCGCCGCCGTTGGGGCAGTTCCAAGAATAGAAGAATTCGCCGCAAATAAAGTGCTTCCATTCACCCCCGTTGCCACGGGAGTAAATCCCGCAGGAACAGCAGAGGCCGAGGCTGCTGGAACAGAAAAAAGGCCCCCTCCCAACGCCGATGAGCCAGCCGGAAGCGATCCAAGCCCTGCGGCGCTGGCACTTGCCGCACTTGCTGCCGCTGGTGCTGCTGCGCTTGCTGCTGGCGTAGCTGCTACCGTTGTTGTTTCGGCAGCCTTCATCCCCAGCTGTTGTAAAATGTAGTCTTTTACTGGCCCAACTACCTGCTTTTGAATAATGGGGCCAAGTACTTTTTCCGCTCCCCACTTAGCCGCAAGCGTTGCCAATAGCGCCGCGATTCCTTGCCCTGTGCTGCCACCAGAGCCGCCCCCACCGCCGCCACTGCTAGCACTATCAAGCGCCGCGTCAGCCTCTTCTGCTGACTTGCCCTGCGAGGCATAGAGCTTGCGCAAGTAGTCCCGTAGCGCGTCATTAAACTGCTGCGGGTTGTAACCTGACTGTGCTGGCTGCTGTGTCGCCACTAGAAGTTACCCTCCGGGTACGACCAAATACCAATCATGGGAGCGCCCATCCTAAGCTGGTTAAAGCTAAGAACTTCAGCGCTAGATAAGTTTGTTTTCGCCTTCTCTATCTGGTCTGCTGACTCCTGCTTCAGCTCACCGTAATCGAGGCCCCTAGCGCGTAGAAAGCGCCATACTGCTTCATCTACTACGAGCTTCTCCTCGACCAGATAGACATCTGAATCAGCTAGCGCCGTGTCATACGCGCCAACATAAGCCCAAGAGATAGAGCCGTCTGAGACTGAGCCGCTTGTATGCGTGGGAGGCGTGGTGCCTGATGTTGCAGCGCCAGTGCTGCCACGGTCATAGATGTTTAGCCCGTAATAGCAGTAACGAATATTCAGAAAGCTTGTAGAGGCCACCCATTCAGTTGTGGGGCGCATCGTGTACTGTGTTGAGTAGTCAAAAGCCAGCGTTTGCCCGTTGTCCGAGGCTGAAGGCGTTGGGTCTATTGAGAAGTTATTACCCGACCAGCCGCGCACCATGTAGCGCTGCCTAGGGAATGAAGCCACGATGCCGCTCTTATACTCCTGCCATGCTACTGAATTAAGAGGCCCCATGAGCGGTAAGCGCTGCGTGCGGTTCCACAAGCTTTCAAAATGCACATAGTTCAGATCAGGGGGGAGCGCGTACCCTGCCTGACCAGTAGCAAGTGGAAACGTATACTCCTTGGTTAGTTGTGGCCAGGTCCAATAATCGCGAATCTCCCGCGCTGCCTTGTCCAGCATTGCCCTCAGCAACAGCGCGTTACCATCGGTTAGCCCTATTAGGCTTGAGGTCTTGGTAATCTGTAGCAGCTCTTGTGCTGAATTGGCTGCGGTTAAAACCGTCATGTTGTTATCCATCCGGTTGAATTAATCTTGCAAAACACCTTGCCAGTTCCAGCCGCCACTCCAATAGGAGTACTAACTGCCCCATTTATGGCATCCCCAGTAACCGGCCAAACATTCAGCGTGTCGGCACCAATGCTGTCGCTATTGCGAACCATTATCCACGAATACGGCGTACTAACTGCCAATGGCAATTCTACCCCGCTATTGGCTGCCGTTACCGTAGTAACATTGACAATGCTTGCCGTGATCTTCGTTCCAGTATCTGGCGTACTTCCGTTCGCAGTTACGCTATTCTGCTGAGTATCGCCCAGCATTTTAGCCTGCTGCGAAGTCAGCCCGATCCCTGTCAGATCAGAGGTCAAAGCCGACATTTACCACCCCGACAATATGCGATCGATTACAAGCAAATCCGCTGTTGCGTTCAAATCCCCTGCCCCGGCTGATGTAATTGCGCGCCCCTCTATAAGCTGCCCAGCCGTGAAAGCTAGTCCAGCTCCAAGCTCAAGCATTCCCTGAGACACCGAGATACTAGTTGCATTTAATCCGCACGAACTGCGGCAAAGGTCACGAAAAAGGCCGTTAGAATCATATGAGCGAATAAACACGCTGACTTCACCCGTCGCGCCAGTGGCTGACCAGAAAACGCTCTTAAGCACTGCAACCTTTCCCGCTGGCACAGTGTATATAAATGATGCGTCCTGCGTTGAACCGACATCGGTTCCAATTCTGCGCTTAACCACAGAGCCGGACACGGTGCGGCAGTCGATAGTCCCAGCATTTACATTTCCAGATCCTGCCGTCGCCACTCGCATTGCATTAATTGCAATATAGCTGTTAACGGTTGCTACTGCTGTGGTGCCGTTCAGCGTCACCGTTTCGCTTGCCTCAACATAGCCAGCAATCAAGCCCTCAATTACCACGGTTCTTGCGCCCGTTCCTGCTGCTGCATCATTAGCACTAGAGGAAACTACCTCATGCGCCGCCGCTGTCGTAAGCTGTGCATACGTTGCGCCAGGCTGCCAAATAGTTTCGGCAGATGTAGAGATGGCCGCGTTTCTACCCTGCAAAAATACGCGCTTTACTCCAGGCAGTCCCTGAAGCGCTGCTGTAGCTACGTCAGCCTTAAAAAGCTCTCCCATGAGTCCCCCAAATCAAAAGCCCGCCTAGTCATACTGACCTAGGCGGGGTTACTACTATGCTGATTCTTTCACGATGAGCCATACAACAGAGCCAGCCGTTGTATCGGTCGCGCCAGTAGAAGCAAACGTAAAGTTCGCTCCAGCCGGGGCAGTCGTGGTTGTAATCGTTCCCATGTTGGTGATTGCGCCAAGGCGAGAGTAGAAAACTCTAGCACCAGATACCGCGCATGAGGTCGTAACAGTCACGTTGGTATTACCGTTTGGAGTAGCCACGCCCATGCAAGCAGTCGCGCCCGTTGCCTCTTGCACTGAAATCGTATCGCCAGAGCCAGAGAAGATAAGACCGCCGCCGTTTGATGCGTTGCTGGTAAGGTCGCCAGTGTTTCCAGAGACTGACCAAACAGTGCCCGATCCGGTTGAGAATATGATATTGCTCGATGAATTGTTTACCGAGAAAGTCAGATTTCCTGTCGAAACGTTGCCTGCGTACATTTCGCATGCTCCGCCTACCGTTGCGACTTCGTTACCATAGCAACGCAATCCACCACCACGGGAAGCCGCGAAAGCGCCGCCGCCAGTAAATGAGACTAGCCCATTATCGGCACCGTCATTTGTCTGCTGCTGCGTCATGCGCACTACTTCAACAGCTTGCTGAGCAGGCATGCCCACGCCCATAAGCGTGCTAGGCGTGACTTGAGCGAATACAGGCACCGCCCAAAGGAGCGCAGCCAATGTGATAATTATCTTTTTCATACTGATTCTATGTCCTTATTGTTCCGAGACTTTTTCTTTGAACCCTCTTCCATCCCAAGTTCTTTGTTGAGTAGCGCGGTCAGCTTAGCGCTGAGGTCAGCAACCTGATTCGATAGAGTTTCAATCTGCCGATCTTTTTCTTCGAGCTTGTTATTGATTGCCACGTTAGGCGCTGCCGCCTTAATAGCTGCAACCTTCGCCCGTGCTCTCTCTCTGTCGAACCTAGCGCCCATCGGTAGCTGCTCAAGAGCCGTATCAGTCTGCGCCGCTAGCGCCTCAAGGCTGGTAATATGGTAATGCTTATAAGACGCAACACGCGCGGGATCGTTCTTGAACAAGAACTCTAGCGGTGTACCAATGTCATCTTGAGAGGTTCCACGCACGAAAGCATTCCATTCAAGTGGATTGCGCTTAATATCGCTTTGCGGCTGAGGCCCTTCAGGCCCCTGCACTACTTGCGGATTAAGCCGCTTAATCTTCCACTTCTTGGATTCTTCGTCGAAAACCACCTCGTCATTAATTGGCCGCACGTTTACGAACGCCCCAAGGTGCATACGCCTTTCAACGTAAACAACATTTTTAATTGTGCTATCTCCCTGCACTACAGCTTCCAGCCGGAATACAGTTTGCACCGCACCAGGATCAGTATCAGCAGGAAGCTCAGCCCCCACCGTGTTCTGATCTAAGCCTTCAATTTCAATGTTTGCACCTTCAAGGTAACTCATAAGCATTCCATAAAACGGGGGCATTGCTGCCCCCTTCTAAATTACCTGCCGTTCATATGTGGATATGACAGAGCGCAGAGCGTAAAGCCGCCAGAGCTGGCCGCCTTAGATGTACATCCGTCAATATACTGACCAGCGGTCGTCGTATCATCGAGGGTTGCAGTCGCCTGGATCTGAAGCGCCGCATTAGCTGCCACGCTGTTAGCTCCAGAGCTTCCGAGCGCAAGTCCTGCGATACAGTACCATCCATACTGGTTAGCCACGTTTGCAGTCATCGAGAAGCCGATAGGGCCTCTTGAAGACGTGGCAGCTCTAGTCGTTTGGAAGGCTGAATCCCAAATAACAGGATCCCCTGCTACTGTGGACGCTACGCCCTTCAGATAAATGAACTCACACACTCCATAGGTTGCGTGGCGTGCCTTTACCCTCAACCCAAGCGGGTGATTCTGTACTGTGTCTGTAACGTCAATGAGCTGTAACTGCCCAAGGTCGTCTTGTGGTTCCCATGCATTAGCCATAACGAAATTTCCTTTGATTTCTTAGTTATTGTTCAGCGTTCCAAGTCTGCGGAAGTTCTTCACAGTCAAGGCACCCATCCACGCTAGGTAGCTAATGGAAAGGTCCTGATTGAACGAATCCCGCTTAGGTAGCTGCACAAGGTTTCTGTCCGAGTGGCTCACAAGCTCCATAACTTCCGGATCAATCCAGTACTGAGTAGTGGAAGGCATACCAGAAGCAGTTGGCTCGAATACCATCTCTGCCGACTTGTAAGCGTAGGTGTTGAAACCAAGCTTTCCAAGCGCGCCCTTCTCTGCGTTAGTTAAACGCTGAAGAGGGTGAACAGCCGACTCATAAAGCCGGAACATGGTGTCGTCTGCGATAATTACCTTGGTCTTCCCACGGTAAGCCTGAATCCGAAGATCCAAGACATCCATGTAACCAGCGATATTAGCAGCAGTTACAGCCGCGCCGCCGTCAGTGGTGCATCTGTAGTACTGATTAGCCGCGAACGAGTAAGCAGCGCGAGACACGCCGCCGACAGTTCCTGAGCCAGTAGGAGATATCAGGGTCTGAAGTCCAACGATCTGATTGGTGGCTGCACCGTCAGAAAGGAGGTCAACATTGAACTGATTCTCAAAGGTATGCTTAGCGTTAACCACGCGGCTCTTGAGCAGATTGCGGTTTTGAGAACGTCCAGAGTTCTGGAGCATCTCTTTACCGTTAATCTGAATCGCAAGAGCAACCTGAGACCATGGATACACGAAAGAGCTGAACACTTCATTGAAAGTAGTGTTTAGAATCTCGGATCCAGAGTAACGCTTATACGAACCATTCTCTGCGTACTCGATAGGAACCACGATCTGCGGTCCACCGTCGCGAGTCCCTACTGCTCCGTAGCTTTTCAGCGTGGCAGTAAGCGCATTCTTGGTAAGAATATTATCAAACAATTCGTCTTCGAGGTCTTGCACCGTTGTGGAGAGTAACTCTCCGAACGAGCTATTAGGTGATGGCATTTTAAAGCTCCATTAAGTTAGAGCCCGACACGATCAAGACTTGCGTCGATCGCGTTGAGCAGTTTTTCGTCAAAGTCCTTTCCCTTGGCCTTTGGACGAGGAGCCACCTGCACGCCGTTTTTGGGCGCACCCGAAACTAGTTTTGCTGCCGCTTTCGCCTTGTTTACGTCAGTCGCCACCATTCTTGGCTGCGCTGCGCTCACCCCATGAAGATCACGGGTCCAGTGCAGAATCGCCTCATACGCATGATGAAGGCGATCTGTCTCTGGCATGTCAGGCTGTAGGCGGGATATTTCCTTGAAGGCTTCGGAGATTTGTGGCTTGTACGCATCAAAGAAGTTAGCGCGGGTATTCCCGAAGGAATCCTTACCGCTCTTAAATGCTTCGATTGCTGCTACGCCTTGAGCCGTTTCTTGAGCTTCAAGTTTCTCTTGCAGCGCTTTCACGGTCTCTTCATGAGCCTGTAAGCGCTGGTAAGCTTCATCTAGTCTTGGATCGCTTGACTGCTGGTAACTCTCGTCCTGAAGGAGGTCTTGCGGTGTGAGCCCGTTTTTTTGCATCAGGTCCAGGATTCCTAGCTTGGGATCGTTCTCAAAGATTTCATTCCATGCGAACAATCGCCCAATTGCATCCAGAGGATCTCGTACCCCATTGCTCTGAAATCGTAGGCGCTGAGGCTCAAAAAGCTCCTGCGCCTTGTTCAGAAAGGCTTTAGCCGGTTCAACTTCCCTCGCTTGCTTTCGGTCCCATTCGGCGCGCTGTGCCTCTCTGCGTGCGATCAATTCCTGAACCTCACGCGGTGCCTTGGCGAGCACTTGTTTTTCCTTGGGGTCCCACATGCCTGGAATCTCGACCGTGCCTTGGGGCTCTTGAGTTTCGAGGCTCTCACCCTGTACATCAGTCGATTCTGGCTCTGTTTCGCCCTGTGAAATCTGCTTTGCTTTTGCGGCTGCGTCTTTCTTTACGAACTTGCCGCTTTGGTCACGCGCTACTATCGCCTCTGCGGTCACGTCAGTTTCTGGGTCGTGCGACTCCTCAACAGGATCCTCGCTGCCCTCTGAGTGTAGAGGCGTGTCGTCAGCAGCATCTGAAAGCTTGGCTTCTGCTGAATCGAGCGCTTTTTCTATGAAATCGTTATCGTTTATAGCCATTCAATAATCGCGCGTTACGCTCGGCTAATTCGGCCTGTTGGTTGCGGTAGGCGTTACGCTTTGCAGGGTCGCTGTGTATCGCCTCTGCCCGCTCCATTGCCGTCTTAATCCGATCTTCCGTTATGCGATCCTGAATGTTCCTTGGCTTCTGACTGAGAAGGTCATTGCCCACAACTTGCAGGTTGTGCTCTTTGTTTATCTGGTTCCACCGCGTTTTGCTTTCCACCATTTCGCCCGTTACCGGGTGCTTTAGTGGTTTGCCGAAACTATCCTGATGAACTGCTGGAACTTCCGTCTTTGCTGGCTCAACATTCAGCTCAATAAAGACTTTGTTTTCCTTGTCCCATCGGTACAGTTTCCGCGACATGCCTAATTATGAAATCAAGCTATTTCGTTATTCAAGACATTTCTAACAGTTTGTTATGAATCTAACAGCAGCAGGAGTGCCGCCGCTTCTTCTTCATCCATCTCCACCACTTTCTTCAGCGCCTCAATTCGCTCAGCGTGCAACCTGTTCACTTCCTTCTTGTATTCCGCTTGGTAAGCATTGAAATCTGGCGCTGCTATTACTTCCGCAATTTTCCGGGAATTTTCCTGAACTTTCCCGATTTTTTCCTCTAGTTCCCCGCTAAATTCTAATTGTATCGCATCTTCTTCTTCACGGCGTTTTTTCCACTTGCCACCGGGCAGGTGTTTAATGATGCCGTCAGCGTCAAAGAACTTAGGATTTAGGAGAAAAAAGAAGCTCATCTAAAAGACCTGTAACACGATCGAAGCTGGTTAATATTCTGAGGGTCCCAAATAAAACTAAGGTTGTTTGGTAGAAAACTAAGCGCCCCTTGATGCATCAAGGTTGGTGATTGCACATGGTACATGCCTAAAAGGTGCCCCATTTCGTGCGCAAGTATGACGGTTGAGTGTTGCTGCCTTGGTAGCCCCGCATCGTTAAAATCGCGCATCTGCCCAATGGCAAGGCTTATGCGCTGACGTGGCGGCATGCAGTAACCTGAAGCGAGTCCAGCCATAGCATTCACACCATTGAAATTCATGGGTGACACAACATAGAACACAAAATCTACGTTGCGGCGCATGGTTCTATGAAGCGCTGAATCTCTAATTGCGTATAGCCGCCGTGCTGCGTCCTCGTACCTATCTAGGTTAGGCGCCGGGTCTTGCTTGTAGCGAATATCTTTAAGGCGTAAGAGCGGCACGCCGTGTGCTGCATGCAGTGCTACCGCCTCAGCTATCGCCGTCTGTACGGTAGCGGGTGAGACGTAGCCCTGCGCCCATTTAGGGCTGCTAAGCACCACCACTCTGAAATCATAGGCGTGAGCTACTTGAGCCCAAAGAATGAACAATACCCCAAATATTGCGCGCACGTTCTACCCCATGCGCGATCCTGTTTGCCCTTGCAGGGGCTTTTCTACGTTGTGGCTAGGTTAACAATACATCCATTAGCTGCCGGAGAGGTGTTGTCAGCATCAGCCACGCCAGTAGTGCAGCGAATTGAAAGGCCAGTACCAAAAAGGAACCCGATAACGCTTGAAGGGTTGTTCTCAGCTCCCGCCGCTATCGGATAAACAAGTGAAGGGGTATCAGCAGACGTTGCCGCTGTCGCCTTATTGTAGAGCTTTAGGTAAATCGTTGCTCCAGTCGTATTAAAAGCGGAGATATGCGAAAGATATGCGGCGCCAGCAGAGACCACCACACCGGTCGCATTCACATCAAGATTGCGGTAAGGGGTTGCTCCAGCTGTTTTTGAACCTGTAAGCGAGACAGCCCACGCGCCAGACTGCACAGCGGCGGTCCAGAGCCGTCCGAAAGAATCGCCGCGCAAAAGGAAGTAATCAAGATTAGCAGGGGTGAGCGTTGTTGGGGAATCTACGCGCTGAGCAAGGTTCGCAATTCCGGTGTCAGTAGCGCCGGGAATCGAGTCTATCGCCTTACCGAGGCTAGTTGCCGCAGTGCCCGGAACCACTGAGGTAATGGTAGTGCTGGCTAGCGTTACTGCGTGAGAGGCAATCGCGGGAATAGGCTCCGTTGCTGAATACCCCGCGTTGATTTGAATATTAGCGGTTCCCGAGGTGTACGCCGTCGCACGCACACGGAAAGAATGTAATCCATTTACGGAAGCTTCCCACGCTCTTCTCGTGTTTGAGATTGTCCCGGATGCCGTCTCGATTGTGTTTGAGTCAAGCCGACACGCCTGAATTGTTAACCAGTTCGTGCCGTCAACCGTGCCTTCAAAGATGATAGCGACACTTCCGTAAGTACCGCCGATTTGAAAGACAACAGAGTTTTTCCCAGCCAACGCAACACTAACCGTTTGTCCGTTGGCGGTAATATTTCCAGTAGTAACAACTGGGTCTGCGTATGAAATATCTTGCTCGCCGCTTGGAATGTTGCGGGTTACTAGGCCGGGGTCGGAAGCTCCGGGAGTGCCAGTCGCAATGTATGCGGCGCGTGAATCGCTTGTGCTACTGGATAACGGACCCTGAATAAAGCTGCGCGTGACTAGCCCAGACGTACCCGCACCATTGGTTACTGTCGCGCTATCATTAAGAGCAATTATCTGAACTGGCTGCTGCGCGGCATCGTTGTATCCATATACGCTTATATATGGGATCCCGTTTTCTGCTGCTGGCCAAGCTGCCCAAGCAGGATTACCTTCGAAAGGGGCAGCTTTTAAAACGCCTATGCCGGTGAACTGCCCTTGACTTGTTTCGGTGCCATCCTTGGCCGTGTCTTGCTCAGTCGCGAGCACTACAGGAATGCTTGACGCCTCGGCCTTCTGCCCTAGGCTTGTGGCTACGCCGCCGAATTCAGCAAGGTTAATATCTTGCGTGGTTCCAGCAGTAGGAGTGCCGGAAGCATCGCAAGGGATTACCTTTTGAAAGCGCTTACCGTCAATTAGGCTAGATGCCACCGGGATACGCGGCAGCCCAGTATCTAGCGCACTATTGGCAACATCTACGCCATTTGCATCGTCGGTCATTCGTCAATGTCGCGGTGCTCCGCGCCTTCTATTTGACCGGTCATCCCGCGTACTACTTTTGAGACTCGCGCCTTGGGGCTAGGAATATGAACATTAACGATAGGGGCCTTTGCTTCACTTGCTGAGGTCTTCTGCGCGTCAGCTAACAGCCTTACCGTTTCAAGCTGCGTATCGCGTGCAAGGCGATTCTCTTCAATGAGCTTCTCACGCTCATTTAGCATCGTTGCATACTTCTCAAGCTCAAGGCGCTGCTGCTCGGTGTATTGAACAAACTGCTCTTTGAACTGCTTCAGCTCTTGATCCATGCGGGCCGCTTCTTGCTTGCCCATCACGTCCTGCGCCTTGATTTGCAGCTCTTGCCCCTTCAGCTCTATTTCTTGGCTTAGCTTCCAGCTCTCAAATTGCAGCTGCTGTGATTTGAGCTGAAATTCCTGCTGCATCTCGGCTTGCTTAATCTGCGCGTCTTGCCCGAGCTTCATCTGCTCGTTTTGCACGCGCTGCGCGTCATTCTGCGCCGCCATCATTGCAGGGTCAGGGGGCGGGGGCTGTGGGTTTTGTTTGGCCTGAGCATCAGCATCCTCAATCTGCTGCATCGCACGCTCCCACGCTCCCTCAAGCTCTCTGCCGGTTCGGAAGGCTCTAGCTGCGAATAAGGCGGATTGTACTACAGGCTGCATCAGCTCAGGTCTATACTCAGAGATTCCTTGAATGCTCTGAATGAGGCTGGACATCGTGCCGAGGTACTCCATGCGGCGCGCTTGTTCCTCGTCTTCATCTGTCGCGATAGTGGAATCAGTTTCTATGTCCACCTTGAAAGTTCTTAAACGGTCATCTCTTAGCAGCGCCAAGGCTTCCGGGTACTGCGCTTGCTCGTCTTCTGGGAACTCGTAAGCGTTCACCATGAGCGCGATTGTCTCATCGCTGAACAGCCCAGGTTCAAAGGTGATTTGCGTGGCCTTGCTTATCAGCTCCTTACAAAAGCGCTGGACGTCAGCTTGCTTCTTTGCAGCCTTAAGCATGGTCCATTTAGACTTCCGCTGCACTGCTGCGGCTGTCTCGTTCGGATCTGTGCCGCCTCGCACAATGTCAGGAATTCCGGTAAGCGCGTCAATCTGAGTGATGAGGTTCTGCTGATGCTGCCAGAGTGGCCCGAGCGCGTTAACTGCCTGGTCGAACGGGAACCAGTTAATCGCACCAGCAAGGCCGCCCTTCTCCTGCATAAACTGCGCCCACTGCTTCACGGGCCATGTTTGACCGTCAGGTAAGCGGAGCATGCTCTTTAGGTCATCGCCCAGGGCTGAGGCGTGCATTCCTATCACTCGAATGCACTCAACCAGGCTGCTGATGCGCTTGGTCACGTAGTCTAGTTCTGACGCTAAGCGCTCGTAAATCTTGTAATCTGGTGTGGGGTATAGTGTGTCAGTGGTAGTAGTTGCCATTAACGGCATTGGGCAAGGCCAGAAACCTTCAAGCTTCAGCGGGTCAGGAACTTGGTCAAGTGGTGCTTCTTTGTATCCCTCTGATACCCATGTGACCATCTTGGTCGACATGTCCCATATCTCGAATATTTCAGCTTGTAAGACTAGCTCTGCCTCATCCTCGGTTAGCTTCTTCTTCCGCTTCTGTGTGGGGCTAGCTGTTAGTTCTACCTTGTGGCCCACTTCACCGAATCTTTGGCAAAGCTCCTTGCGATTCATGTAACTGCGGCGCGCTACCCAGCGAACCTCATACCAATTGCGTGCAGATGAGTGGAAGAAATCGCACCAATGCACGTAGTCAAATATCACGCGCTCAGAGTTGGGCATTACCTGCTCTGGGGCTGCGGTGCTTTCTGCTGCATCCTCTGTGCCTTCTGCCTCTTCTTGCTCAAGCGTTTCTGTCTTCTCGTAGCTCTCGCCTAGCTCATTGCCAGAGGTTTTATCGTTGTCTGAGTTGGTGCCAAAATCTGCATCGTAGCGCACCCACGCAACACCGCGTCCAGGGAGCAGCCGATCTTCTACGGCTGCATCCATCACATAATTGAAGCGGTCCTCTTGGCTGGAGATATGAAAGCTTGCAGCGCGCTCAGCAATCTTGCACGCTAAGCGCCCTATGGGGTCAGCGTCCTTGTGTCTGCGCTGAACTACTGGGTTGGGTGTTCTCGCGTATAGTAAAGGCTTTTGGATCTGAACATTGCTCCACAACACGTTATACATAACGCGGGAGGCTGGGAGATTTGACGTGCCTGTGTCGTTTAGGCTGGAGGCGTTGCGATACTCTTTAACAATGCGCTCGCCGTTACGCTCAAAGCGTTCTTGCTCGTTGCTGTCGCGTACATGCGACAACTCTTTAAGCCACTTAAGCACTACCCCTTCAGGGGTATTAGCCTTTACTTGCTTCTTGTCTTGCATGCGTAGCGCCTTGCTACGCGATCCTAGTTAAGACTCTTGCAGGAGTATTAGATGCGCTCTCTGTTTCGTTCTGTGTGAAGCGCCCAAAGTTCATCAATTGTAGGTTGTTTAAACGCCTTTTCCAAGGGGATTTCAGCGGGTGGCTTGTCAGTCACCCAGGGACGAGACATCAACGCATAACGACACATTTCATAAAAATGGTCGTCAGCTTGCGTGCAGTCTGTAGGGTTGTTCAGGTCATGCTGTAGGTTCATCACGGTTTCTAGTTCAAGCTCGCACTCGTCAAACCAGTAAATATCGGGCCTACCGTTCTTGCCTACGATGCACTCTCTGAACTGTATCGCGCCCATGACGCGCCTTTGGTCTGCGGTTTGAAAGTGTAACCCGTGCCGCCCGAATAGCTCTTTAAGACTTGGCCCAGTGCCGCGCTCCTGGCCTATGTCGCCACCTGCTACGCGGTAGATAATAGGGGGGTCTTTGGCCTCTCTTTCAATTATGCCGTCAGCTACCGTGCCTACTGTCACCTTTGGCAGCCCTTTGCCGTACCAGCGCCGATAGCAAATGATTGCATTGCGCGGGATGGATGGAACGCACCCATCGGATACAGCCCACCAGCCTATCGCAAATGGGTCACCCTCTCCGCATGCGCCCCAGTCCATAGCTTGGAAGCGCATCCAGTGATGAGGGATAGGGAAAGGCTTGATTAGGTGAACATCTGCCCGTAGTTCGGGGAAGAAAGCACCTATAACCGCGTTCCAGTTACCGTTTAGCAGCGCATCTACTAGCGCGGGAGGCAGTCCAGAAAGCCCCTCCTTTACCCTATCGCGGTCGACTGATGGATTATCATCTACCCTTGCTGGGATGTACTGGCGGAGATGGCCGCCGTCATCATTAGCGGCATAGTGCAGCTCGTAAGGCTTAAAGCCTTCCAGGAATGAGCGCTTGATATAACCATGACCTATACCGCCAGGGTTAGAGGTGTATACAGCCCGAGGAAATAGGTACTCTTTCTTATTCGGGTCCCTCCAAAGCTCTCTAGGCTTGATATACTGGTCAGGAATCTTGAGCGCCTCAGGCATACGCATTCGCGAGCGGAGAAACCGAATCATGAACTCCGAGAACTGCGTAGCCTCTTCAATCAGTAGGCAATGAATCTCAACACCGTAGTATTTCGTGATGTCTTTCTGATGCTGAAGGTGACAAAGGAAAATCTTTGAGCCGTTCCAGAAGCGTATTTCGCCCTGCACTATCTCAGCTAGCCGACCAGCTAGTAACGGACTCTTAGCGTGTGAAGCGTTAAGGAACGGCGCAAGCAGCGCCCTGAATCCAGTGGGGCCTTCAAGGTGGTTCTTGATGAGGTCATCGTAAAGGCGGCGAAAGAGATAGATGTTGATATTAGGTACCGATAGCGCCCACAGAATCGCGCTGCACCGCATTAAAAATGACTTACCACCTGATGCCGCGCCACCGTAAAGAAGTTCCGTTGCGGGGCTGTTAAACGCTTGCCCCTGCCGTGTATGAAGGTCAAAGCGTAGCGTTGGCTGCTCGTCACTCATTGGGCTGCTTGATGGTCACTATGATCTGAGGAATTAAATCGCTGCCATCCTTTCCTGATAGTTCAACGGCTTGCTCAGGTCTGCCCCATGCGCGGTTTAGAAGCGCCTCTGCTGCTGCTACGCGAGCTGCTTCCTTCTCTCCAAATTGGCAGATATCCGCGAGCGCTTGCACAGCAATTTCAGTATGCTTCCGAGCTAACTCTTTAACCTCACCTAATTCCTTGGGCCTTCCGCTAGGGTTGCCGCTTTTCCCTTTCTGAAATCCACCTTTTCCTGTTTTGTTTGCCATGTTGATCGAACCTGAAAGCAAGATGCTGTTTTATTCCTGAAGGTTAATAATTTCATGGTCATTAACGCACCCACCGCCGCACGCCATGTCATCAATCCAGCCCTTATTCCTCTCTGCGTCCTCACGTGTTTTGTGCAGCGTTATCGTGAGAGAACTGCAATGCGCGAGAACTGCATACTGTCCCTCCCCCATTATCCAAGCTGCATCTGGGTATCTGCGCTCTGCTATGTCTTCAAATGGTTCCACGTGTATCCTTACAGAAATCGAAATAGCTCTCTGTGACTAACTGCCCCTGTTCCACTGAGTCGCACACAACCACACACCATTTTGCGGCAAGTAGCTTAGCTATCCACTTCTCTTGCTCTTTGCTTGGCTTCCCGCCCTTACGCTTGAACTCTATGGCTAAGCCGGTAAATGGAGGCATAGGCCAGGCACAGAGAACATCAAGCATTCCCTTTGCCATGCCTTCCTTTTGGAGCTTCCTTAACCAGCCATAGTTGCCCCTGGTCTCATTGGGAACCTTGAAGAGATACGAGTAGCGGGGGTCTTGCAGCTCCTTGATGCGCACCCAGTCGAAGTAGGCTGACTGAATCTGTGACTCTGTAGTTTCAAGGCGTGCCATATGCTTGTTCTCGCTTAAACAACTTGCATAAATTCCACGCTCTAACCTTCGCCTCTCTCCAATCAATTTCTTTCCTTTCTGCCTTGGCAAATATCTGCTCAAGCCTTTCAAGCCATTCAGGATGTCCCTCTAAACACACCTTAAAATACCCTAACCGCGTGGCTGCAAGTTTGGTTTTAGATCTCCTTCCCTTCCTATCGTTATTGCGAAGATCAAGGTGCTCTGAAGCGTGGAAGAAGTTAGTGCGAGACTGAATAGCCACTAGCGAAACTCCCCTTCCCTGAAAGCTGGGTTAATCCGCCCGATCAGCTTCCCATCTGCAAACACCTTGCAGACTGCTGAGCCCTGTATGCGCATGGCCTTCTCTGCAAGCTGGTAACCCATGGCCGGTGCATAGTAACGGTGCCGCCCGTCAGCAAAGGGGCCGTAGTAAGGCATCACGGCAATAACTTGGCCATTCGAAGCGCACACCTCCAGCTTTGAGGCTTTAAGCGGGCCTATCATTACTGGTTTGAAAGCGCGTGGTTCAGGTATGGGTGCCTCGTGCTGGTCAGCGTGTGATTTCCATAGCCAGCCTTTGGGAAGCACTACCTGCCCGCGCTGCTTTCTGAGGTAGATGATTGAATCAATGAGGTCAGGTGTAGGAACTGCCTCGCGTTCAGGCCGTGGCGTAGGGTCGTTGTCGTTCTTGCGAAGGTTAAATTGATAGCTCCACCAAAAAAAGGTATCGCACTTACGGTGCCTACGCTTGATGCGCGTGCTGTCGGCATCTACGCACCCATCCCCATCAAAGGAGAAATTGTAGTTTCCCTTGAGCGCTTCTTTCTTAGTGCCGTGAATCTCGTTCTTGTACTTCTTTGAAAGCGCCCCGTTCCATGGCGTGTTGACGGGAGTACAGCTAGGGGCAAAATGCTTAACCCAGTCTAAGTACTTGTCAGGGTTTTTTAGGTTGTGCTCACAAAATGGTGATAGCTCAAACGCGGTGTTTTTGTGGCTCCTTGCTATCTCATCCCATTGAGAGGCTAGGCGCTGAAGCGTGGCTAAATCCTTGTCACCGAATTCATGCGCATCGGACCAGAGCAGGTGCACGCGCATTTTTGGTACTCTGCCAGTGGCTAGAAGCTCCTTCGCTGCCTCTCTCGCATCTCCAAAGGCTTCAGCAAAGCACCCAGCCGCCCAGCCTTTAGGGTGTTCCCTAGCTGCAATGCGCGGATAGCGCGCCAGTCCTAAATAGTCCAAACCGTAAATCATGCCACAATCACCCAAAAAATAGCCGCGCCAAGTAGAAAACCGACACACACAGAGCAACCAATCAGAAGCACATCAAGCCAGCCAATAGAGGCCGTGACGTGAAACTCATGGCGTACGATTTCCCTCAGTCTGTGAGGGTCGTAATTCTTTGCCAGTGTCAGTTTCGGTATATCCATAAAAAGGGTGGGGGAGGGGGCCGGAACAGCATAGAACCTGAAGGAAAACCGGTAGCAACGAGCTACGGTAACCAGGATTTTTTGCCTTCTTGCGTTCCGTTAATTTGCCCCCTTACACCCCATAAAATTACTCTAAAGGTCCTCCGTCAGGCGTGCCTGTTGGCGTAGGCATGGGGGGTACTGATGGCGGTCCCCACCCTAAAAGTATCTGTCTGATGGTCCTAAGCTCTGCGCACTCGCATGACTCTCTGCCGTGCGCGTCAGCGTTGCTAAGGGACTCAGCCGCCGTGTAGCCAATAAACAAACCAATGATTAAAACTAACCAATTACGCATTTCTAACTCCTAAAAAGTGCCGAGACGGGACCGGTCGGATCGCATATTTAACCACCCTTAACCCTGCAAGGCGGGCATCTCGGCGTGCCCGTCGGAAGCATTCAATCTCCAAATCAAAATGGGATGTCGTCATCTCCTAGGTTTGAGCCTGATACCTTGGGCGCTGAGGCTGCCTGAGCTTGTATCTCGTCAGCTGCAAGCGCTTTGCAGATAAGCTCCTTGGCTACGCAAAGATCTGCGCGGTTTAGGTACTGCGTATTTTTCCACTCCTCGCCTTGCTTGTAAGACTTAGAGAACACGTAGCTACTTTGGCCCTTCTCGCCTACGAACAAGGCTAATGACACCCCGCCGATCCGATAGTTTGCTTGTGGTTTGTTGCTCATACTTGCAGACTCCTTTGACTCATTGATCCGTACCTATTTGCGCCTGACTCCTCAGTGTATCCGGCAGCTTTCTTAAGCTTAATTCGCGCCTTGTACTCAGGGTGGAACAGCACAAACACCCGCGCATACATGGCCGTGAAATTGTTATCGAGCTTAAATTCTCCAATGGTCGGCAGCTCCTCGTTACCGCGCCGGAGGTTCTCGAAAACCTCCTTTGCTCCAAAGTCACCCCCACGGGAGGCGAGCAGATGAAGCGCGGTCGCCTCAAATGCTCGCCATATCTGGGGGCGCTGTGAGTGGTACTGGAGGAACAGATCAGCAGCGGAGGGGTTTACTCCCATCTCGCACAAACCCTTGAACACTTGTGATTTGCTTAGCGTCGCCATACGTCACCCGCCTCCGCTTTGTCGTAGCCGTATTCTAGGGAAGGCATGAGGTCTTCAATGTTGCCAAGCAGCCTTTTAGGCGAATACTTAATAGGCTTCCCGCTGTCGCGCTGCTCATAGCGATCAACAGCTGGGTTGCGCATCTCGTACACCTGACCGCCGCCGTCCATCGCTTTGTAACGCTTCAAGCCCTCTTTCTCGTACCACTTGGAATAGAACTCATCGCGCTCAGCGCCTGTTGTTCTCATGGTTTCCGGCATCTCCGCATATGGGCTAGGAGGTGCCTCGTTTATGGGGGGTAAGTGCGCTAGCACTCTGCGAAATCTCGAAAGGCGCTGCTCGTGATTCATGCTCATACGCGGGCCGCCTCCTTCGCATTTACCAGGTAGGCTTCAGAGCGCTCTAGGTCGAGCTTGGCTTTTCGTTTTTTAAGGTAGTCTTCGAGTAGAAAGCCGGTAAGCCACTTGAAAGAGCTGGTCATTTGGGGGTCTATGCCCTTTCCCTTTTTTTCCAGCATTCCAGCTTCACAAGCTGCGAGAAGGTGCTTCAGCTCGCGTTTGACCACCTTCGCCTCCTGGAACTGCTCCAGCATCATCACGAACTCAGCGCGGTTCAGCCAAACGTTGGGGTAGTCTTTAAGCGGGCGTCTTCCCGTGGTGATGTAAACCCTAGATTTTCTGACCACTTCCGAGGTCTCGGGGGTCAGCATTTCCTCGGCAAAGCTCTCAAGCTGGCCTTCTGGGGGCTTGCTGCTTGGCATTTCGGGTGGGGGTAATTGGTTCCCCTCTGCACTCCCCTCCGATCTGTAAAGTTTATTGTTAGTGTTATGGTTAGTGTTAGTGATATTAATAGGAGCGGTCGAGAATTCAGGGAGAATTCTCGCAGGATTCACGCTCCTTTCTGCCTGAACACCCACACGCTTATTACGTGCTTCCACATAATTTCTACGCTTAGAGAAAAACTTCTCTCTAGCCTTCATTATAGTAGGGTGAAAAAGGCTCCCGTCTTGCTCCTTGTAGAGAAGCTTCAAATCAAGCGCGGTTTGAATAACCTGCGACATGACATCGCACCCCATACCGGCAGCACGACCAAGCACTAGCGCGCTCTCATAATCAAGCCGCCCGTCAGCGCTGTTAGTCAGCCATGACCAAATATGCAGCACTTGCAAAGCTGCACCTGGTCCGTGCTTGTCTATAAGGCGTAAGGTCTTTGGGTCAGAAAAAAAGCCCGACTCTAGCAAAAACGCTGGAGGGGCTTTTTCCGTCTTGATGTCTAAATTATCTTGTGGTGTACTTTCCATGCGGGTGTTTCCTTAATTCATGCCACCCGCATCCTTTAAATACCCGCCTCGTGAGCGGGTATTTTTCTATCTATTTCAAGCGTTTACAGCTAAACCCCACAATTTTACAAATTTGTGAGATCCGCCTTTACGCTCAGAACAGAGCAGCGGGTAGTAGATGCAGCAATGGTATGACCAAAATCATACTAGCGGCAAGCTAAAAAGTTAGATGCGCTTTGTATTTTTTCGGTGTGCGCCTATAGCACTTATTAGGTGTGAAATCTCATTTTAAACCCCCCTAAATTTGAGGGGTTTTCAAGGAGGTTAACTTGTCAGATCTGCGCAGGTTGTCCTCATGGAAATAGGTGGAAAATAGAAATTAATATTCATCCCTAATTATCCACCTTTTTTCTGCTGTTAATTTGTGTAGTCCAGCTTCAGCCCTGGGTTGTCCAGTACGCCCTTGCTGCGCTTGTCATAAGTAATCACGCTCTCAATCTTCTTGTGCCTACTGAAGATTTGCACGCGCTCAATTGGGACGCCCTTGGTCAAAAGCTTTGTAATCCCAGTGGCCCTGCATGCGTGTGGCGAATAGCGTTTCCCGCAAGCCTTTTCACATGCTGCATGAAAGATAACTCTCGCGTGATGAGTGCTAATGCGGTTGGTACCCCAGCCCGTGAGCAGCGGAGTTTCTATACCCCGCAAGGTTTGCTGCCTTGCTACTTCTTGCACAGCTTCACCAGCCCAGTCAGGCAAGCTGTGCCAAAGACTTACGCCTGCTTTAGTGCGAGCGAGCCACACGCAATAAACCCCGCTACGCTTCTGAAAATTGTTCGCGTTGAGCTGGCAAGCCTCGCCTATGCGCAACCCTCCACCTAGCAACAGAGCGAGCAGGGCCTTGTCCCTGGCCGCATAAGCCCCTTCCGGAGCGGCTAATATCTTGAGCACGTCAGCGTCAGGGATCAGGTCCGTAGGCCGCACTTGTTCGCCGCTAAAGCGTATCAGCACCCCGTTCCAGGGGTTTTTCTCTATAACGTCACACTCAGCTAGCACTCTATAGGCACGCCTTAAACACCTGTAATGCGCCTTTATGGTGCCCTCTGACATGCCTCTAGAACGGAGGCTGGAAAGGTACCTGTAACAGTCTTGTGTTTTTATGCCTAAGAGCTTTGGGCGTGTGTCCCAGTCGGTGCCAAGAAAGTGACACCAGGCTTTAAGAATGAAAGTGTATGTGCCGCGTGTAGATTCGCGTAAGCAATCAAGCCACGCCTTTAAGGCGTTTTGCGCCGAATAGGTTCTAGCCATAAACCACCTGGCGCATTATCGCTGAAACTTTGTTTGAGTTTCGTTCCCAGCAACAAAAAAAGCCGCGTGGCACTGGAGGAGCACCACGCGGCAGGGTGTGTTGACTCTATGCCGCAACACTTTCGGCTAACTGTGTTTCCGTGACTTCATATTTCTGCATTTTTGGCAGCCGCTTAGGGCTGTACCAAGTGCCAGGGTTTTCACTCTCATAGGCCCCTTGGCTCTGTAAGTATGCAAACACGTCTTCCAGCTTATCATCTGGCACCGTGGCTAGGTTGTATGTGTAGAGCTGCTTAGGCTCAGGCAGTGAAGCCGCCACCACTAGCGCCGCCGGTGCTGCTGGCTCTTGAGGCTTAGAGAATTGCGGGGGCATCTCCTCCTCTGTGTATGTTCCAGCTAGCTCGACCGGGAACGCTTCACGGATAGCGATAGACTTAGCCACCTTTGCCAACATAACGCTTTCTTTCGTCTTCCAGATCGGCGTGCTGCCTTTCCATTCAGACATCAGCGCCACTGCTACAGAGGGATACTTTCGATCCTTCCGGTACACCTTGCATGTGGCAGAGTGTAGCGCCTCGCCTTTATACTCGAAACTCACCTCCATTCCGTCAAACATTGGATGCCGGTTTGCTATAGTCAGATAACCGCTAATTCCGGTCATAATCTGCGGTCTGCCGCCTGACTTGATAAACCACACCTCACGCTTCAACGGATTTAGTCCGGTTGCCTTGCACAATTCAGCAAACATGAAAAACTCTTCATCGGTTGCCCCTTGTGCGACAGTGCGCTTGAGCATATTGATGATTTCTCTGCTCTTAAAATCAATTCCTGGTAAATTATTTTCCATTTTCCCCTCCATTATCTAGGTTTAAATCCGCCTTTCTCCGTGCGCGTGCCCTCGTGTGACATCGCGCATATCTCGCCATAGCCAATAGACAAGCTCTCGCCCGTCCATAACGACACAAAGCCAACGAAACAATTGAAGGCCCCATATGCGCACAGACTCAAAACAAGCCAGCGCGCCAAGGTGCTTATATTAAAAAGCTCTCTCATGATCCTTGCGCCTCCTCACCCTTGTTGCAGTCAGTAAATAAGCACCGAAGCCCTACCTTGCGATCGTAGGTTCTTTGGCTCTCCTGGCGTTCATCCACTCGATACATCCCAAGTTTCCCGCCTAGCTCAACACCAGCGCACCCGCTGCCGAACACAGCAATGGTTGCACTTAAAACGATTGTTGCAATTGTTACTAACGTATCTTTTTTCATAACCTTACATTCTCCTTTTGTTAAAACCGTCTAAAAGTTTTCGAAGCATTCTCAATCTTGGAATGTCACTCGCTGATAACTTTGGTTTTTGCCTCAGTATATACAGCTCGCTGACGTATCTCCCTATCAATGCTCTCGCTAGTTCCTCGTTCGATGGTTTCATTTTCTTCATCCTCCATGTTTATAAACTCAGCCGCTTCTTTGCAGTCGCTGCACAAATGACTGAAGAGTCTGTGTCTCGGAGCGTTGCAGCAGGTTGATCTCATAAAGTCTAATTTTACTGATGAAGCGCCCTTGCGGGCGCGCTAGGGTTAGTAAAGTGTCTCTAGCTTGTATTTTGCTTTTACTTCTTCCCGAAGTGTCGCAATTTTAGGATTGAAAAAGCTCAGTCCTTCGCTTCTACCTCTCCATCCCTGGCCTTCAGTGGCTTTTAAAAACGCTTCATATTCAAGAGAAATAGGCGCGCTAGCAATTTCATTTCTGGCTAGTTGCTTCAATGCTTTTAGGCTCGTCTTTGCATTAGCCAAAACTTCTTTAGAGGAAATCTTCAGCAATTTGCTTGCGCATACTTTGCCGAAAAACCCGAAATTCCCCTCAGAATCCTTGAGCACTACAGTCGATTTAAGCTCAGCCTTTACGCAGCACACACAGTCTGTATGGCTGTCAGAGATTCCGTGTATTGTGTATTTATTCATGCTTCCTCAATCTTTCTATTTACACCGAGCCTTCACTTCAGTATGTTACGTTTGTACATTACATTATCGGCAGTGTCAATACATTCTTAACGTACATTTGTATAGTAAATGTGGGGTTGAGAATCTTTAAGTGGTACGGTAGGTTATGGGCGTGAAGCTATTAGATGAGGCAGCAAAACGAGCAGGAGGCGTAGCAGAGCTACACCGCGCACTTATTCGCGCTGGGGTAGACATCAGCCTTTCCACGCTTGTTAATGCCACTTCTAGAGCCAATAAGAGCCTTAAATTTCAACACCTCTGTGCCATCGTAGACGTTGCCTTTAATGGCGACTGGAGCGAAGCCGGGAAACTCATAGAGAAAGAGTTTCGCCCGCGTAAATAGCACTAGGGGGCCACTTGATTACTTTAGACACACATATAGCGAACATCCGTGCCTTTCTGCGCGCTGAGCTTCTAACAGAAGCCCTAGCACTGATGCATGTGCCGCCTGATGACGCGCTCAACTTCGAGCGCCAGCGCGAAACCGTGCGCACGCTTGAGAAGCTTTTGGCTAGATTTGAGAAGGAGTTTTGTAATGAACAAGCTTGAAGAAATGCTAACAGAGCAAATTGTAGATGATGAGCTTGACGTAGAGCCTGAGCAGCTCCCAGCCGTGCTGCAAGAGTCAAAGATTGTTAAGGCCGAGGCGATTCGCTGCATAGGCAAGCGTGCCCTCTATTGGGAAGCCAAAGCCGAGGCCCTTAAAGCCTTCTTTAAGCCTTACCTAGATGCTTACCAGGAGGAGCTAGATTTCTGTGAGGCTAGAGCCGAGCGTGCGCGGGCTGGAGTGGCTTTAATGGTGCCGCTTGGCTCAGAGCATGTAGATGAATCAATCGCCGTGACCTGGCGCACCAGCGAAAAAGGCGAAGTGCTGGATCCTGAGCTTATCCCGATTGATTTCACCAGAGTTAAGACTGAGCCAGCTTTAGACCTGCTCAAAGCAGCCGCTAAGCAAGGCAAGGAAACGCCAGGCTATAGGCTCACTAAGAACTACCATTTGCAGATTAAACCAGGTGGCTTGCGCGCTAAGGCTAACGCAAAGGCTAGGGCCAAGAATAAGGAGAACGAATGATGTCACTGTTTTTACTAGCTGTTCTTACATGCGTTCTTATTTTAACAAGCGTTTTTGCCGTTTTTGTTTTTGCTTTTTTAGCACCTTTAATTGGCGCTACGATTAATCGGTTAAATTGGTACGGCAGAACATTGGCAAGGAAGTTTTATGACAAAGAAACCGAAGAAGCGT